CAGGCGGAAATGCGCTAACGGTTTCTACTACTCCAACAAGTTCCGGCACTACGGCGTATATCAGCTACACAAACACCACTTGGTCTACCGCCAGCATCACTGCTCGCGGCGCGTTAATCTATAACAGTACCAACGCTAATAAAGCGGTTGCCGTTCTAGATTTTGGGGCCGATAAGACTTCCACGGCGGGCGATTTCACAATCAACTTCCCCACTGCCGACGCTGCAAGCGCCATTATTCGTATCGCTTAATAGGAGGGCAAAATGGCCCTAGTAGTCAAAGACCGGGTTCGGGAATCCAGTGCCACGACCGGTACTGGGACCATTACGCTTGCCGGTGCGTACGTAGGTTTTCAAACGTTCTCTGCCGCTGTTTCGGACGGCTCAACGCTTTTTTACGCTATTCACAACACTTCTCCCGGCGTTGAGACCGAGTGGGAAGTGGGCTTTGGCACGTACAGCGCAGGCACGTTAACGCGAGACACGCTTTATTCATCTAGTACGGGCTCCTCTATCAGCTTTAGCGCTGGTACCAAAGAAGTCTTTATCACGTACCCAGCCGAGGCAGCGGTCTTTGAGGACAACTCAGGCAACGTAACGATTGAAGGCAAGCTCACTGTCGGTGCCGAACCAACCGCCGATCTGGATGTCGCTACTAAAGGCTACGTTGATAACTCCGTCGCTGCAGCGCTGCTCTACCACGACTCTGTTCGGCTAAAACCCGTTGGTAATTTGCCCAGCACGTACGACAACGGCACCTCGGGTGTAGGCGCAACGCTCACCAACAACACAACGCAAGCGGCACTAACGGTTGACGGCGTAGCCGTAGACAACGACGACCGAATTCTCGTTTCCGAGCAGGCAGCCGGGGCTCAGAACGGCGTGTATGTTGTTACTGACAAAGGCTCAGCGTCAACCAACTGGATACTGACGCGCTCCGCAGATACGAATTCATACGCTCCTTCTTCTCCCACTGCCTTGAGTCGAGGAGACGCGTTCTTCATTAGACTGGGGGATACGGATGCTGGTCAGGCGTACGTCTGTACGGTCGTTGGCGAGATTACCTTTGGTACGACAGCCATCACGTTCTCTCTGTTCTCCGCTACGCCCCAATATACGGGCACGGGGAACATTAATGTCGCCGGGCAGGTTATTTCGCTTACAGGCACAATCGACGAGACTAACGGCGGTACGGGCATCTCCAGCTTTACGGCGGGTGAAATTCTCTACGCGTCTGGCACTACGACACTGGCTCAACTTGCCGGTAACACTACTACAACGGTTAAATACCTGACCCAGACGGGTACGGGCTCCGCCTCTGCCGCGCCTACGTGGACGGCTCTGGCCGCTTCCGCAACTACTGACACCACAAATGCGTCCAACATTTCTTCAGGCACCTTACCTTCGGCTCGGGTTTCTGGTTCTTACACTGGAATTACTGGCGTTGGTACTCTTACTGCCGGTACTTGGAACGCTAGCGTTATTGGCGCTGCTTACGGCGGTACTGGGCTTTCTAGCTACACGGTTGGCGACATTGTTTACGCGACTGGTACAACGACGATAGGTAAGCTCGCGGATATTGCCGCGGGCAACGTTTTGCTCTCCGGGGGTATTGGCGTTGCACCTTCGTACGGAAAAGTTGGACTTACTACGCACGTCTCAGGCGTGCTCCCAGTAGCTAACGGTGGTACCGGACAGACTACAGCTTCCGGCGCGATCAACGCGTTGACTCCAAGTCAGACTGGTAATAGTGGTAAGTACCTAACAACCAACGGCTCCGTCGTGTCTTGGGCTGCGGTTCCTTCTCCTAATAACGGCACGCTCACAATGGCGGTGTCGGGTACAGGCTTGTCTGGCTCAGCTTCGTTTACTGCAGACCAAGCAGGCGCGTCCTCATTCACGGTAACGTCCAACGCTACTAGCGCCAACACAGCTTCGGCCATTGTTGCGCGTGACGGGTCTGGTAACTTCTCGGCGGGTACGGTTACCGCTGCGCTGACGGGTAATGCCTCCACTGCGGCCACATTGCAAACGGCCCGGACAATTGGGGGTGTGTCCTTCAACGGCTCCGCTAACATCAACTTGCCCGGCGTAAACAGCGCGGGTAACCAGAACACCACGGGTAACGCGGCCACAGCGACCACTTTACAGACCGCTCGCACCATCAACGGCGTGTCGTTTAATGGTTCCGCCAACATTACGATTACGGCTGCGGCGACTAACGTAAACACCCAGCTTGCCTCTTTAGGTGTTGGCACTGCGGCCTCCGGCACTGCGGGCGAGATTCGTGCAACCAATACCGTTACTGCTTACTACTCTGATGACCGCCTGAAGACAAAATTAGGTGATATAGACAATGCGCTGGACAAGATCGACACGTTGGCGGGTTTCTACTACGAGGCAAACCAAACAGCGCAGGATTTAGGCTACGCCGTCATTCGTGAGGTTGGTGTCTCCGCGCAGTCGGTTCAAGCGATCATGCCTGAAGTAGTTGCCCCCGCACCAATTGACGATAGGTACTTGACCGTACGCTACGAGCGCCTTGTGCCCCTGTTAATTCAAGGCATTAAAGAGCTCCGCGCAGAAATTAAAGCACTGAAAGGCCAGTAATGGCGTTTGCCCAGTACCCATTTGGTTACGCTCCGTTTGCGTCGTCGCAGCTACAGTCTCCTAACGAGCTGGTAGAAGTTACCGGCGTTGAGGCGTCGGCTGAACTGGGTACTGTTACGCTTGTTACAACCCAAATCCTATCGCAGACTGGTGTTGTTGGTACGGGTGCAGTTGGTACTGTTTCTATATACGCGGCGGCAAACCTGACGCTTACGGGAACTCCGGCATCAGCGTTGCTTGGGTCGGTCTCGCTTGTTACAAATAACATCCTAGCGCAAACAGGGGTTGTCGGTACATCCGCACTAGGTACGGTTAGCGTAGAGGCTAAAGCTGAAGTGTACGCCGTAGCCGTAGTGGGTACGTCAGCGTTGGGCGCCATATCGCTAGTAACTAACAACATCATTTCTGTTACTGGGATTGGGGGTACTACAGCACTAGGTACCGCAGTTACACGTGCGACGGCGGAAATATACCCGACCAACGTGCTGGGAACAACGGCGCTGGGAACAGTCGCTACTATTAGCAAGGCAAACGTTTACCTAACAGGGGTTTCCGCCGAAGGCTATATTGGTTACACTAACGTCTGGGGATTGGTGAACACGTAGCAGACGCCAAACTGGACCGCCATATCAACATAAGGCAACTAAATGAGCAGTACTTATTCACCCAATTTACGTATTGAGCTAATCGGCACGGGCGACCAGTCCGGGAGCTGGGGCGCGACCACGAACACCAACCTCGGCACACTGATTGAAGATGGTATTTCTGGGTATGTTGCGGTATCAGTAGTAGCCGCCAACCAAGCCCTCACAGCAAACAACGGCACAGCCGACCAAGCACGAAACGCAGTTTTAGCGTTGACAACCACTACCGGGGCAAACTTCGCGGTCTACGCTCCCCCGACTGAGAAGACGTACACTGTCTATAACGCTAGCGCCTATACCGCAACGATTTACAACTCCACGGTACTTGGCAACACCACTGCTGCGGGTGCAGGGGTCGCAATCCCAACAGGTAAAACAGTAACGGTTTGGACTGATGGGGCTGATTTTAAGTACCAAAACAACTACTTGGTTGGGGATGTGGTTGGCAAGCTGTCAACACCAAACTTTAGTGTCGAAGAGTCAGGGGGAAAACTCATAATCAAGTACGGCGCGACCACAGTTTTTTCTATTTCCAGTGCTGGCGTCATTACCGCGCTGTCAAATGTTGTGTCAAATGACACGCCTTAACAAGGAGTTATAAATGGCAACCGCCCTAACAAACACCGGGGTACTGTTCCCCGACGCGACTACGCAGACTACGGCAGCGGTCTCGGTGCCTTCATTCCCAAGTGGAACGGTGATGCTATTCGTGCAAACGTCAGCGCCTACTGGGTGGACTAAATCAACAGCCCATGACAACAAGGCATTGCGACTTGTTTCGGGTACTGCTGGCTCTGGGGGTTCGGCGGCATTTACAACAGCGTTTGGTACGCCGAGTGTTTCTGGCTCTGTAAGTTTGAGCGGTACAGTTGGCGCTACAACACTTTCAACGGCGCAGTTGGCGAGCCACAGCCACGGTCTACCCTTTCCTTCGGTATTTAATGGCTTCGGCTCCGGTGTGCGCCCAAACTCTAATGATGGGTACAACAACTACGCGGCGACAAACAATGCAGGCAGCAACAGCTCCCACACTCACGGCTTTTCTGGCTCCGGCTCTCTTTCGTCAGCCACTGCAGCAATAAACGTGCAGTATGTTGACGTAATCATTGCGACAATAGCCTAATGAAACTAGAAGCTAAAGCAAACTGTCCACTAGATGGGTTTAAACCATGTCGTCAACTTGACTGTGCATGGTTTATGAAAGTACGTGGTAACAATCCAAACACAGGCGAAGAAATTGATGACTACGGTTGTGCAATTGCATGGATGCCTGTGTTGATGATTGAGAATAGCCAGCAGCAACGTCAAACAGGTGCGGCTGTTGAATCTTTTAGAAATGAAATGGTTAAAGCAAACGATGTAAGCCAACAGGTTTTACGGGCTACTATTCAACACGTTGCTCCGACAACAAACTTTATTGAGGTGCAAAAATGAAACTTGTAATAATTGCTGACGATGCCCGTGTATGCGTTGATGGCCTTTGCTATGACGAACTTGGCATGGTCGCACTAGACCCAACAGTCCATGCTATTCAGTGGAATGGGCAGTGGGGCGAAGTTGAATTCAAATCTGTATTTGAAAACGGACAAATCACAAAACCACAGAACCAAGTAATTACATCTATTGATTCTTATCAGTGGGCTGTGGATGCTTGGAATGTAGCAAAATCTGCTGAAGCTGAAGCTATTGCGGCAGCGCGAGCTGAAGAATAGCCATCACAGAAAGGCTGCAGCAGTGTTAGCTGAATTAGCCATAGCTAATGCGGCGTTTGCCGTCATAAAAGAAACCGTAGCCAATGGTGGGGACATCATGGCGGCGGGGCAGCACCTGTTTAACTTCTTTGATAATAAAGCGGCGATAGCTAAGAAAGCCAACGCAAGCGGCTCGGATTCAGAAGCGTTTTTTGCACTAGAGGCTATCAAACGAAACGAACAAGAGCTGCAAGAGATAATGATCTACTGCGGGCGGGCTGGGTTGTGGGACGATTGGTTGCAGTTTCAAGCTGATGCAAAGCGAAAACGAGATGCAGCGGTCAAGGCTGAAGCACTAGCTAGATACAAGCGCAAAGAACAGATTTGGGCTTGGGTTAACGGTATTTTGATAGCGGTGTCTGTTTTGTCTGGCGTGATTGTTATTGCCGTATTGGTGTGGGCTATATATACAAGGGGCGGAAATGGATGAACTTATTTCAATGGTTAAAGGCTTCGCGCCCGGTATTGCTACTGTACTTGGTGGTCCTCTGGCTGGCATGGCAGTTAGTGCGCTTTCTAAACAGCTTGGCGTCAAAGACGAAGTAGACGCTGTAATGCGGGCAATTAACAAAGACCCCGAAGCTGAAGCCAAAATCAAGCAACTCGAACATGACAAGTTTAAAGCTATTCTTGCAGATAAAAACAGTGCTCGCGAACGCGAGATGGCTATTGCTTCTAGCGCAAACGCGCCTCTCCTTAACAAGATTGTGACCCCCGCTTTGGCGCTGGGTGTTGTAGGCTTATCGTTCCTGCTGTTTGCGGTGCTGATCTTTGTGGAAGTGAAGCCCGAGGCCAAGGACATCCTGATTTACATCTTGGGCGTGCTATCCGCCGCCGTAACACAAATCCTCAGCTACTACTTCGGCTCTAGCGTTGGTAGTAAAGATAAAGGTGAACAGTTGAGGTCCGTTGTGAAATAGTTTAGGAGTACGTTATGTCTTTCTGGCTACCTGTTGTTTTTATTTGTCTCACCAATGGTGCCTGCGGGTTTGCCAACGGCACTTTAACGGCAACCGCCAGCCAATGCGAACAGAAAAATTACGTGCTCAGACACAAACTAGCCACAGACCTAAGCGTTGACGCTTTTGAGCTTACATGCGTACAGATACCTAAAGAAGAGTTTATATGAAACTAACCGCCAACTTCTCTCTTGCGGAGATGACCAAAAGCGAAACCGCCCTACGCCATGACATCGACAATACCCCCGATGCCGACCAGCTAGAGAACCTGACCATCCTGTGTGAATGCGTGCTGCAGCCTGTGCGGGAGCGGTTTGGTATGGCGGTTAAAGTCAATTCAGGCTTCCGCAGTGCCGAGGTAAACACTAAAGTAGGCGGCTCCAAGACTTCGGATCATTGCCGTGGTATGGCTGCAGATATAGAGATTCCCGGGGTGGCTAACGCTGAGCTTGCCCAGTGGATCGTGGATAACCTAATTTTCCGTCAAGTTATTTTGGAGTTCTACACTCCCGGCGTCCCCGATTCAGGTTGGGTGCATGTCAGCTACAACCTCGGTGACAACAAGAAGCAGGTGCTTACAGCTACTAAAAAAGACGGTAAAACTGTATACTTACCCGGACTCGTTGCTTAAGAGACCTATATGCCACTACAAGCGCTTAAATTTCGCCCCGGGGTCAGCCGAGACAATACTACCCTAGCCAATGAGGGCGGCTGGTATGAGTGCGACAAAGTGCGCTTTCGTTCTGGGTTCCCCGAGAAAATTGGCGGTTGGGTGGTTGATACGGGGGTAAATACTTCTCCGCTACCTCCGCCGAGTGGGGCGTTCTGGGGCGTCTGCCGTTCTATGTGGAACTGGGTTTCTCTAAAAGGACATAACTACGTATCGCTGGGCACAAACCTAAAGCTCTATATACAAGACTCCGCAGATAGCGACGTTGTGGATATTACCCCCCTGCGTGCCACATCTACTATTGGGTCAAACGCGTTTACCACTACGGACACCTCAACTACAGTTGTAGTAAACGACACCGCGCACGGCGCACAGACCGGCGACTTTATTGTGATCTCCGGCGTGAGTGGGGCGGTCAATGGAATTCCTACTGCGGACCTAAATACCGAGTTTCGCGTCGAGTACATAGACCCAAACACGTTCTCCATTGAAGTGGCTACCCCCGCTACGTCTAGCGGAACTACTGGGGCGTGCAGTAT